GTCGTTACTGGTTATTAGGTGAAGACAGAGGTATGCAGTTGTTATCAGGTACTGGTGCAACAGGTACTGCATTTGGAGATTTAAATGGTTATTCTTTAACCTTCACAGGTCAAGAACCAAACCCAGCTTCTGAAATTTCAGGTAGCTTAGCTGGTGCCCTTAGCGGTATCACTTTAGGATAATAAAATCAACTAGAAATGGGGTTATGGCGTATGCTGTAACCCTATTTTTTTTATTAAAAAGATATGCTACAATTTAATAAGTCCCTTGCTACCAACAATAATGCTTTGTACCTTGACACAGTCAACACTGGTTCAGGTTACTATGATACCTTAAAAGTAGCATACTCTCAATCATATGATCAGTCTAGTGGTATATTTGATATTACAGCAACTTCAGTACCTAATGCTTATACTAGTTGGTTATTAATAGAAAATGATGGTGCAGATGTTCCTAGTTATACAGGCCAATATGATGTTGAAATTTATACAGCTGGAGAGGTAACAGTAGAAGCAACATGGATAGAAGCATCTAAAACTTGGACCAATGAAACTGATCAATGGAATAGTGTAGGTGATGAAATCATTACATTATTTGATTTATTATACTCAGATAGAGCATGGATATCAGGTAGTAACAATGTTAACTTAACATCATATGTATCGCCAAACGAGAACGGCACATATACAACATACAATGGATAAACTAAAATTTGCAAATATTAACAAGGAATTTAATAGCCGAGTTAATATACTAGAGAAAAAAACTGATCAATATGTTAAATTTGGTCAGTATAATTCATTCCCAAACGATTTAATTGATCTTTATAACAACTCATCTATCCACAATACATGTGTAAACGCTATTGTAGATGGTATTGTAGGTGAAGGTTTAACAGCAGATCCAGAGTACGTAATTAAGAAAGCAAATACTACTGATGAATCATGGAATGATGTATTTAAAAAAGTAGCTCAAGATTACAAATTGTATGGTGGTTTTGCAATGGAAGTTATTTGGAATAAATCCAGAACAAGAGTTGCTGAAGTATACCACATAGATTTCTCGTGGTTAAGAGCAAAAGAAAAAGATTATAGAGGAAGAATACCGGGATATTATATAAGCGATGAATGGTCCGATGCTTATCGTTACGGACAAGCTCCAATCGATGAAATGCCGTATTTACCGTGTTTTAACCCTAATACAAATATGGAGGAGCCAAAACAAATTTATGTTTTTAATCCTTATCGTCCAGGTCAAAAATATTACCCATTACCTGATTATGTAGGTGCTTTGAGAGTAATTGATCTAGATACAGAAGTAGATAACTTCCATATTAACAATATTATGAACGGTTTAGCACCGTCACTAATGGTAACAACATTTACCAATGCTAACGAGGAGGAAAGAGAAGCAATTGAAAGAATGCTTCAATTACAATATGCAGGTACCAACAATGCAGGTAATTTAATGTATATTGACGTAGATTCTCCAGAAAATGCTCCTAAAGTAGAACCGATACCACAAAACGGAGCAGATGGTTATTATACAACTATAAACGATATGGTGACGCAAAAAATATTAACTGCTCACCGTATTACTTCTCCTATGATTTTAGGTATCAAAACATCAGGACAATTAGGAGGTAGAGATGAGACAATTGATGCTTATTTACTTTTAGTAAACACTGTAATCCGTCCTTATCAACAAGATATTTTACAAGTAATAGAGGATTTACTTAACTTCATGTATCCAGAAGAAGAAATTAGTGTTGGTGTTCAACAACTTAAACTTTACGATACAGGAGAAGAAGAAGTAGATGTTGTAACTTCTATTGATGCTAATGTAGGTGAAGACAGTGAATTAGAAGCTGAAATAGAAAAAGCTGATAAAGAAGCACAAGTTGATGATAATGAACCAATAACCGAATTACCTTTAGCATGACAAATACATTAATAATTTCAGAAGCAAAATTACGTCAATTTACAGATCTCAATGATTCTGTGGATACGGAATTGCTAAAAAATGCTGTTAGAACAGCTCAAGATATTACTATTCAACGTGTACTTGGAACTAAATTGTATCAAAAAATCCTAAGTGATATTGATGCAAGTACACTTACAGGTGATTATAAAACATTAGTAGACGATTATGTGCAGGACTTCCTTTTATATGCTTCCTACTATGAAGCACTAGAGGCAATTTATATACGCCCACGAAATAACGGTCTTCTCACACCAACTGGTGGTGAAAATAGTATTGAAGTAGACAGATCGCTATTTAATGTTAAAAGACAAAATACAGAAAATAAAATGATGTTCTATGCTGATAGATTATCAGCTTACTTAGCAGAAGAACAATCACTATTTCCTGAATTAAATTCAAATAATAAATTGTACGAGATGTGGCCTGATTACTCGTCACAATATCGTTCACCAATTGTATTTGGTAGAAATGCTCGTGTTGGTGCTCATTACGAACAAGCAAAAGAAGCAGGTTTACGTATAACAGATTCGAAATATTCACAATACCCTTGGGGTTCAAACATAAAATAAGATGGGTAGAAATTTAACAAACTTACACATTTCAGAATCATTCCAATACCTAATGCAGGTATCAGGGAGTGAAAATGATATTAATGATGGTTTAGGGAATGATATTGATACCCTAAATGTAACAGCTTCTTATGCTACACAAGCATTAACAGCTTCATTTGCAGAAAATGTAACTACACCAACATTACAAGAAGTAACAGATGCAGGTGCTACAACTACTAATAGTATTAGTATTAGTAATAGAGTATATGGTCAAACTGGGATTTCATCAGGTAACTCAGGAGAAACTTATACTGTAAGAGGTGGTACAGTAAATGCTACTTTAACATTACAAGGTAATGATGTTGCATCTACAAACTCTATTAAGTTAAATCCTACAACAGGAGTACAGATTAGTGGAAGTTTAGGCATTCAGGATGATATTACAATAGCTGGTGATTTAACAGGTTTAGCATCAAGTGTAAATGTAAATAGTATTACAGCAAGTTTTGCTTCATTCCAATCAGCAAGTATTGGTTACTTAGAGGCAATCACAGGTTCAGCTAAAATCATAGGTGATGCCTTCATTATATTAAACAACAATACACCAACAGAAAGATATGCTGGTTTAGTTGTACAAGATTCAGGTTCAACAAATAATACAGCATCATTAGAGTTTGATGGTCAAACCAATGATTGGTTCTATGAATACACAGATGATGGTGGTGCTACAGTAGACCATGGTGTTGCAATGTTTGGACCAGAGTATAATACAAAAGGTTCACCAGTATACCCTTCAAATAATACAATATTAAAAGGTAATGGTGGTCATCATGTTGAAGATTCTAATATCACAGATGATGGAACATTAGTTACTATTAATTCTAATGTAAGTGCTTCAGGATATGTAAGTGCTTCAACATTTATAGGTGATGGTTCAGGATTAACAGGTGTTGGTGCTTTCCCATTCACAGGTTCAGCAGAGATTACAGGTAGTTTAGATGTTATTGGTCCAATCACTACAGGTGATGGAAATAGTACAGCTACAGGATTAAATAGTGCTGTTATAGGTGGGTCAGGAAATGCAGTAAGTAATACTGATTCAGTTATTATAGGTGGTAATGGTAACACAGCAACAGGAACTTATGCTGGTGTTATATTAGGTAATGGCCAACAAGCAAATGCTTTAAGATGTGTTATTGTAGGTGGAGAAGGTAATAGGGCAACAGCAGGACAAGCTACTACTATTGCAGGTGGTTTTAATAATGCCTCTACCATTACCCAAGGATTTATGGGTGGTGGTAGTAGCAATACTGCTTCAGGTAATCAAACTGGTACTGTTGCTGGTACTTCTAATACAGTTGGAGGTACAAGAAATACTATAGTAGGTGGTTTAACTAATAATGTTCAGGGTGAAGATAATGGTACATTAGCAGGTAGAAGTAATCAGATTGCAAATGGAGAATATAATGTTATAACTGGTGGTAGAGATAATATAATCACTGGAGGTAGTTTTTATAGTGTTATTGCCAGTGGTAATGCAAACCAAGTTACAGGAGGTAATAGAAATGGTATATTCTCTGGTTGGGATAATAGAATGTCTGGTAACCAATCAGCTGTTGTTGGTGGTGGTGCTAATAATGTATCAGGTGATTTTGCCTTTGCTGCAGGTGGAGAAAATCATAATGTAAGTGCTGGTTATAGTGCTGTTGTAGGTGGTAATGCTGGTAGTATTGCTGATACTTATGGTTTCATTGGTGGTGGTACTAATCATACTATTTCTGCAGGTGCAGGTAGAGGTGGTATAGTAGGTGGTCAACAAAATACAATATCAAGTGGTGAAGCCTCTGGTATATTGGGTGGATATCTAAATGATGTATCTGCTACAACAGCAGCAGCAGTTGGTGGTAGAAATGCTAGTGCAGACCATCAAGATAGTGTTGTATTAGGTGGTGATGGATTATCAACATCTAAAACACAAGAAGCAGTAGTAAAACACTTAACAGCAAATGGTCAAGTAAAAGGTGCTATAAATGTGTTAACAGATGCAGCAGGTACAACAGCATTAGATTGTTCAGTAGGTAATTACTTTACATTAGCAATGCCTGCTGGTGGGACAACTGCTTTAACACCTTCAAATATTACAGCAGGTCAAACCATTAATATTAAGATTACTCAAAATGCTACAGCAGCTACTTTAACATATG